CCTGACCCGCTCGCATTACCTCTGGAAACACGAACCCTGTTTCATGGGCTGGCGTCGCCCCAACCGCCCGCCGAAGGTCGCCGAGCAGACGCTGCCCTCGACCTGGGAGATGCCGTCCTTCGCCAAGGACGAGCGCCCCGACCACCCCACGCCGAAGCCCCTCGACGCCTTCGGGATCCCGATGCGCCAGCACGTCGCCCGCGGTGGGCTTTGCTACGAGCCATTCTCTGGCTCCGGCTCGCAGATCATGGCGGGCGAAGCCAACGGCCGCCGCGTCTTCGCGATGGAAATCAGCCCGGCTTACGTCGATGTCGCCGTTGAACGCTGGCAGGCCGAAACCGGCAATGACGCGATCCTCGACGGCGATGGCCGGACCTTCGCGCAGGTGAGAACCGAGCGGCTGGGCGACGACGCCGAACCACCGGCCGAGACGCCGGACACGGACGCCGAACCCGAACCCGAACCCGCGCGAAAGCGAAAGACTACAGCATGAAGCAATCGCGCCTCATGTCGCTGGTCGAGTCCGTCGCCAACGTCATCATCGGCTACGGCGTCGCCGTCGTCACGCAGATCCTGATCTTTCCGATCTTCGGCTTGCACACAACGCTGGAGCAGAATCTGCAGATGGGCGCGGTCTTCACCGTGGTGAGCATCGCGCGGTCCTTCGCCCTGCGACGGCTGTTCGAGGCGGTCCGGATCGCGTCAAATCAGAGCCGATTCAGCTGACCACATGCAGGGGCTCAGCATTGCCGCGATACTGTTCAGATCCTATGGTTTCCCGAAGTTGGGGATGGGTCTGAAATGCTTCCCGTCCAAGCGTATGGATGGGGATCGAAATATTGAAGGACGCCAGCGAGCAAACGACCAGCGCGGATACGCTTCCGGATGGCCTTGAGGCACTGCGGCGGGAACTCAGCCTGTCGGATGTGATGAGACTGATCGAGCGGACAGCGCGATGGGTCGACCCCAAAACATTCAATTATCTGCCGCTCTGGTATCCTGAGCATGCGCGGCGTGGCTTGTTCTACAAATCCAACTGGTCCGAGCCGCAGATGAACCGCAACCGCCAGACAGGCGTCAGCATCCACAAACCCGAAGGAAACGTGCACGCGAACAAGGCGCTGACGCTGGCTCTCGGCCTGCGGGCCGGAGAACGACCGAACTGGTCGTGCTGCCACATCTGGGGCGTCGATGATGCTCTCTTCCAGGTCAGCAACGCTGTGGTTCAGGATAGGCGCTTCTTCTCCTGCGTCGCGAACATGGTCCTGCTGCCTACGCCGCTGAAGGCGTTCACGGACGTGATGGCCGACGTGAAGATGATGCTTCGCGTCTGTGCGCTCCACCTTTACGGCTGGTCCTGCGATCATGAAGATGTCGCGGGCATCGCTGGTCAGGTTGCCGAATGGGAGAACTGGGACGCGTATCCGAAGAGCTGGCCGAAGCCCGACCGGACCTCGCTCCCGCTCGGCACGGCCAAGTTCTCAACGCGGATTAAGGATGCGGCCGACCGCAGGAAGGCCGCCATTCGCAATGATCTGGCATCGGCTGGCCCACACTATCCTCGGGATGATGTCCGCAAGGTGCTCGACTACTGGAGCATCTCGCTCTGAGACGCGGAAGCCGCCGCCCCATGTGGGACGGCGGCATTCAGACCTGCTTGTTGAGCGGCGTCAGTCGCGCGGCAGGCTGTAGACCCGCCCGCGACCTTCGACCTTCTCGGAGGTGACTTCGAGCCCGAGCTTCTTCTTGAGCGCGCCTGCGAAGGCGCCCCGGACCGTATGTGGCTGCCAGCCTGTGGCTTCGGCGATCTCGTCGATGGTCGCACCGCCCTCGGCGCGGAGCATCTCGATCAGCTTCGCCTGCTTAGTGCCCGTGCGCAGCGTGCGCGCCATGGGCGCGGGGTCGGCTTTGGCCGGAGCGTCCTGCGGGGCCTCCGCACTCGGCGCCTCGTTGGCGACCGTGGGAGCGCTGTGGTCGCCTTCAGGCTCGATGCCGATGGCGGCGAGCCCCGCATCGGTGATGTGCAGGATGATGGCGCGGCCGTCCTCGTCGTTGCGCCAGATGCGGTTCAGCGCCGCGTCGGCCTTGGTCTGGCTGTCGGTCGTCGTATCGGCGATGAGCCCGCGTGAAAGGAGCGCGCCGACCACCTTGGCGGCGGCGCCGCCGCGGAGCGAGCCGGGGAGCGGCAGGACGTTGCGGTCCTCGCGCTGTGCGGCGGCGCTGAGGATGATGGCTTGGGTATCGGAAAGCTTGGTCATTGGGTCGTCTCCGTATTCGGGCCCGCGTCATGCGGCGCCTTCTACGACCGCGAGCCGCGCAGGGCGCGCGGCGGGAGTTCCGGCGTCGCCGGAGATCAGCGGGCGTGCTCGCCCTCGCCGAAAGCGCTGTCGGTGATGCGCTTCAGGAGGCTGGCGTAGTGTTCGAGGGTGCCGACCATGGCCCAGCCCGCCTCGTCGGGAGCGCAGTTGAAATGGTCGTCGCTGAGCGCCTGCAGGCGGGCGAGCATCTCGTCGATCTCGGCCTTCTTGCCGATGAACGCGGCGAGCGCGGCCTCCTTGTTCCGACGCGCCTTCTCGGCGCGGAGTTCGTGGCGCGGGGTGGTGATCGGGTTCAGGCGGGTGGTCATCGTGGTGGCTCCGTGGTGAGTTGCATCGTCCTTCTGGAGACACGTTCCCTCTGTCCACAGCGCTTATCAACTCGATAAGCACATGATTTAGAATGATAATCGGAGCCGTCGATGCGGGGCATGAGCGAGCGCCAGTACGCCGCGCATGTCGGGCTGTCGCGCGGCGCGATCCAGAAGGCGAAGACGGCCGAGCGGCTGGTTCTCTATCCCGACGGCAGCATCAACGCGGCGGCCAGCGATGCGCGACGTGCCGAGACGACGGACCCGTCCAAGACCCGAAAGTCGCCCGCGCCGAAGCTGAAGCCGGTGCCCGAGGCCGCCGTCGCCGCCGTGGGCGACACGCTCCGCGAACAGGGGCTGGCAGTTCCCGCCGTCGGCGGCGGCACGACCTTCCTGCAGGCGAAGACCGCGAACGAGGTGCTGAAGGCGCAGGAGCGGCGCATCCGGCTCCAGAAGCTGAAGGGGGAGTTGATCGAGCGGGCCCGCGCGCTGGCGCTGGTGTTCCGGCTGGCGCGGGAGGAACGGGACGCGTGGGTGAACTGGCCTGCACGCGCGGCGGCGCTGATGGCGGCCGAGCTCTCGGCCTCGTGCAGCGACGCGACGGGCCAGCAGATCACCGTGGAGCCAGCCGCGATGCAGAAGGTGCTGGAGAAACATGTACGCGCCCACCTCGACGAACTCGCCGAGGTCCGGCCCGACTTCCGGTGAAGATGATGCGCTGACGGACTTCGACGGCGCGGGCGAGATCCTGCGCGCCTGGGGCAGCGGGCTCAGACCCGACCCGGACCTGACCGTTTCGGAATGGGCGGACCGGCACCGGATGCTCTCGGGCCGCGCCTCGGCCGAACCCGGGCGGTATCGCACGGTGCGCACGCCTTACATGCGCGAGATCATGGACCGGCTGAGCCCTGGCGATCCCACGCAGCGGATCGTGTTCATGAAGGCCGCGCAGGTCGGCGCGACCGAGGCGGGCAACAACTGGATCGGCTTCGCCATCCATCAGGCGCCGGGGCCGATGCTGGCGGTCCAGCCGACCGTGGAACTGGCCAAGCGCAATTCGCGGCAGCGGATCGATCCGCTGATCGACGAGAGCCCCGAGCTGCGGGAGCGGGTGAAGCCCGCCCGGTCCCGCGACGCGGGCAACACGATGCTATCGAAGGAATTCGCGGGCGGCATCCTGATCATGACGGGCGCCAACTCGGCGGTCGGGCTGCGCTCGACCCCGGCGCGCTACATCTTCCTCGACGAGGTCGATGCCTATCCGGCTTCGGCCGACGAGGAAGGCGATCCGGTCACGCTGGCGGAAGCGCGGTCGCTGACCTTCGCCCACCGGCGCAAGGTGCTGCTGGTCTCGACGCCCACGATCCGGGGGCTGTCGCGCATCGAGCGCGAGTACGAGGCCAGCGACCAGCGCCGGTATTTCGTGCCGTGCCCGCATTGCGGCGCGATGCAGTGGCTGAAGTTCGACCGGCTGCGCTGGCAGAAGGGGCGCCCCGAGACGGCTGAATATCACTGCGAGGGCTGCGACGCGGCAATCGCCGAACACCACAAGACGGCGATGCTGGAGAGAGGCGAATGGCGGGCGACCGCCACGGCGGCCGATCCGACCACGGTCGGGTATCACCTCTCGGCGCTCTACTCGCCGATCGGCTGGCTGAGCTGGGAGCGGATCGTGCGGGCATGGGACGCGGCCCAAGGGTCGGACGAGGCGATCAAGGCGTTCCGTAACACCATCCTTGGCGAGACCTGGGTCGAGACCGGAGAAGCCCCCGACTGGCAGCGGCTCTACGACCGGCGCGAGCGCTGGACATCCGGCATGGTGCCGGCGGGCGGGCTGTTCCTGACCGCCGGGGCGGATGTGCAGAAGGACCGCATCGAGGTCGATGTCTGGGCGTGGGGCCGCGGGCTGGAAAGCTGGCTGGTCGATCACGTCGTGGTCGAGGGCGGGCCGGACCGGCAGGACGCGTGGTCGGAGCTGACCGCGCTGCTGGATAGAAGCTGGCCGCATGAACGCGGCGCGCATCTGCGGATCGCGCGGCTGGCCATCGACACCGGGTACGAGGCTCCGGCGGTCTATTCCTGGTCGCGGGCGCAGGGGTTTGGGCAGGTATCGCCGGTCAAGGGTGTCGAGGGGTTCAGCCGCTCAAGCCCGGTGTCGGGCCCGACCTTTGTCGATGCGACCGAGGGTGGCAAACGCCTGCGGCGCGGGGCGCGGCTCTGGACCGTGGCGGTCTCGACCTTCAAGGCCGAGACCTACCGCTTCCTGCGGCTGGCACGTCCGACCGAAGAAGAGACGGCCGATGGGGCGGCATTCCCGCCCGGCTCTGTGCATCTGCCGCATTGGGTCGAGAACGAATGGCTGAAGCAGTTCGTCGCCGAGCAGCTGGTGACGGTGCGCACGAAGCGCGGCTTCGCCCGGCTGGAATGGCAGAAGCTGCGCGAGCGTAACGAGGCGCTGGACTGTCGGGTCTATGCCCGCGCCGCCGCCTGGATCGCGGGCGCGGACCGCTGGCCGGACGAGAAATGGCGCGACCTCGAGGATCAGCTCGGAGCCGCCCCCACCGACACCGACCCCGCCGGGCAGATCAACCGGTCGGGACAGGCCCCGCAGGGCAAACGCCGATCCGACTGGCTCGAACGGCGCGGAGGATGGTTCTGAAGATGACCGACTGGACGGAAACCGAGCTCTCGGCGCTGCGCAGGGCCTATGCCAGCGGCACGACCCGGGTCAGCTATGACGGCAAGTCCGTCGACTACGGCTCGGCCGAGGATCTGCTGGCGCGCATTCGGACCATCGAGCGCGCCATCGCGGGCACGACACGGCCGCTGCCGGTGGCCGGGCTCGCTGGCTTCTCGCGCGGAGATCGCTGATGTCGGCGACCTGGTTCGATCACGCCATCGCGACGGTGGCGCCGCGCATGGCGGCTCGGCGCGTGATAGCGCGTCAGGCGTTCGAGACGCTGACGCGGGGGTATGACGGCGCCGCGCGCGGGCGGCGGACCGAGGGCTGGCGCGCGCCGGGATCCTCCGCCGACACCGAGATCGGCGTCGCCGGGGCCCTTCTGCGCGATCGGATGCGCGATCTTGTGCGCAACAATCCGCACGCGGCAAAGGCCGTGGCGGTGCTGGTCAACAACATCATCGGCGCCGGCATCATGCCGCGCGCTGCCAGCGGGGATGAAATGCTCGACCGGAAGGTCGATACGCTCTTCGAACGCTGGACGGCGGATTGCGATGCGGATGGCCAGCTCGACTTCTACGGTCTGCAGACGCTCATCTGCCGCGAGATGGTCGAGGCGGGCGAGGTTCTGGTGCACCGCAGGCTGCGGCGATCCTCGGATGGCCTGCCGGTGCCGCTGCAACTGCAGGTGCTGGAAGCGGACTTCCTCGACGCCACGAAATCCGGCGCCCTCAGCGCGGGGCGGTTGGTGCAGGGGATCGAGTTCGACGCGGTGGGCAAGCGCCGGGCCTACTGGCTGCATTCCGAGCACCCGGGCGACGCATACGGGGCCTTGCAGAACGGGTTGCAGAGCCGCCCCGTCCCGGCGAGCGAGATCGCCCATGTCTACGAGAAGCAGCGCACGCAGGCGCGCGGCGTTCCCTGGGGCGCGCCGGTGATCCGCAGTTTGCGCGATCTCGACGATTACGAGGTGGCCGAACTGGTCCGCAAGAAGACCGAGGCCTGCGTCACCGCCATCGTCTTCGGCGACGACGAGGCGCAACAGGGCATCGCGCCCTCCGTGGTCGATGCCGATGGCAACCGGGTGGAGCAGTTCGAGCCGGGGCTGATCGCCTACGCGCGCGGCGGCAAGGACATCCGGTTCAACCAGCCCTCGGCGACGGGGGGCTATGGCGAATACAAGCGGGCGAGCCTGCACACCATCTCGGCCGGATTCCGGGTACCCTACGAGCTGCTGACCGGCGATCTCAGCCAGGTCAACTATTCCTCGATCCGGGCGGGGCTCGTGGAGTTCCGCCGCCAGATCGACGCCGTGCAGTGGCAGTTGTTCATCCCGATGTTCTGCGCGCCGGTCTGGCGCTGGTTCACCGAGGCCGCGTGGGCGGCGGGCCAGATCCCGTCGCCGACCGTGCCGGTCGAATGGTCGCCGCCGAAGTTCGAGGCGGTCGATCCGCAGAAGGACGCGATGGCGAACCTGCTGTCGATCCGCTCCGGCACCATGACGCTGGCGGAGGTGATCGCCCGGCAGGGCCGCAATCCCGACGCGGTGCTGGCGGAGATCGCCGCGACCAACGCCAAGCTCGACGCGCTGGGGCTGGTGCTCGACAGCGACCCGCGGCGCGTCACGAAAACCGGCAGTACGCAGACCAACGATCCGGCGACCGATCCCGCCGACGACCCCTCCGCCGGAGCGGATGAAACCGACCCGGCGCAGGCCGACCAACAGGACTGACCTTCATGGACACGATGATCGAACTGCCGGCCATGCGCCGGTCGGCGGAGCTTGCGCCCAACACCGCCGATGCCGACAGCCGCACCGTCGAGGTGATCTGGTCGGCCGGGGCCCGCGTCCGCCGCGCGACCTTCTTCGGCGAGCCCTATGACGAGGAGCTGAGCCTCGACCCCGCTCATGTCCGCCTCGACCGGCTGAACGCGGGCGCGCCGTTCCTGAAGGTCCACGAGCTCGACACGCTCGACGCGGTGATCGGCTCGGTCGTGCCGGGCTCGGCCCGGATCGAGAACGGCCGGGGCATAGCCCTGGTGCGGATCAGCGAGCGTGCCGATGTCGAGCCGATCTGGCGCGACATCCAGGCCGGGCACATCCGGGCGGTCTCGATCGGCTACCAGGTCCACCGGTTCGAGGTCTCGAAACCCGAGGCCGCCCGCGAGCTCTGGCGCGCGGTGGACTGGACGCCGTTCGAGGTCTCCGCGGTCGCGGTCGGCGCCGATCCCGCCGCGGGCTTCCGCGCCCAGCATCCCCTTCACGACTGCGTCCTTCACCGCCGGGACGCCCCTTCCAGCACGAAAGGACCGATCCCGATGACGGACAAGACCGAGACCCCGGCGCGCGACGCCGCAACCCCCGCCACCACCCAGCCGACCGAGCCGAATGATACCGAGGACACCCCCATGACCGAGCCGAAACCGTCTGCGCCCGACCCGAAGGTCGCCGCAGTGGAAACCCGCACCCAGCCGAAGCCGCAGGCAACCCCTGCGCCCGACACCGAGACGGTCGCCACCCGCGCCCGCGAGGCCGAGCGCGACCGCGTCTCCACCATCTACGATCTGGCCGGACGGCTGAACCTCGAGCGCGGCTTCGCCGAGGATCTGGTCAAGCGCGGCGTAAGCGTCGACGAGTCCCGTCGCATGATCCTCGATCAGGTCGCTGCGAAATCCGACGAGACCCGGACCTTCCCGCATGTCTCGATCCCCCTCGGCGGCCGGGACGAGCGGATCACCCGCCGCGATGCGGTGGCGAACGCACTGCTGCACCGCTACAGCCCGACGCTCTTCCAGCTCGAGGATGCCGCGCGCCAGTACCGCGGCATGACGCTGCTGGAACTCGCCCGCGAAAGCCTCGGCAACGCCGGGGTGAACACGCGCGGCCTCTCGCGCGACGAGGTGGCGACGCGGGCCCTGCACTCGACCTCGGACTTCCCCGAGATCCTGTCGGCCGTCACCAACAAGACCCTGCGTCAGGCCTATGAAGCCTATCCCCGCACCTTCATGCTGTTCTGCCGCCAGGTGCTGGCGACCGACTTCAAGGCGATGCACAGGGTCCAGCTCGGCGAAGCGCCGCAGCTTCTGGAAGTCAGCGAGAGCGGCGAGTTCAAGCGCGGGACGCTCGGCGAGAGCAAGGAGAGCTACAAGGTCAAGACCTATGGCCGGGTGGTCGCGATCACCCGCCAGACGCTGATCAACGACGATCTCGACGCCTTCACCCGGATCCCGGCGATGTACGGCAACTCCATCGCGCAGCTGGAGTCGGACGTGGTCTGGGGGATCATCACCGCCAACCCGGCCATGGCCGACGGCAACGCGCTGTTCCACACCACCCACAAGAACCTCGCAGGCACCGGCGCGGCGCTCGATGTCGGCAGCGTCGGTGCGGCCCGCGCGGCGATGGCAAAGCAGACGGGGCTCGACAAGAAGACGGTGCTGAACGTCCGCCCCGCCTTCCTGATCGTGCCGGCCTCGCTGGAACTTAAGGCCGAGCAACTGGTCGCGCAGAACCTCGTGCCCGCCGCGACCTCCAGCGTCGTGCCGCAGTCGATCCGCACACTGGCGCCGATCAGCGAGCCCCGGCTCGACGCCGCCAGCGAGACCGCCTGGTATCTGGCGGCCAGCCCCAACCAGATCGACACCATCGAGTACGCCTATCTCGAGGGTCAGCAGGGCGCCTACATCGAGACGCGCAACGGCTTCGACGTCGACGGCGTCGAGATCAAGTGCCGCCTCGACTTCGGCGCCAAGGCCATCGACTGGCGCGGCCTCTACAAGAACCCGGGCGCGTAACCCGCACCCCATCCTGAACCCTGACACGCGGGCGGTCCCATCGGGCCGCCCTTCGTCTTTCAACAAGGATCCTCCCCATGAAAAACTACGTCCAGCCCGGCAACACCATCACCCTGACCGCGCCCTATGCCGTCGCCTCGGGCGATGGCCTGCTCGTCGGCTCGATCTTCGGCATCGCCGCCGGGGACGCCGCCCTCGGCGAGCCCGTCGAGACCGCGCTCGTCGGCGTCTTCGACATCACAAAGGTCGGCTCTCAGGCCTGGACCGTCGGTGCCAAGGTCTATTGGGACGACACCAACAAGCGCTGCACCACGGTCGCGACCGACAACACTCTCATCGGCGTGGCCGTCGAGGCGGTGGCGAGCGGCGCGGGCGACACCATCGGCCGGGTGCGCCTGAACGCGACGTTCTGATGAGCGCCTTCGCCGCCGCCGTTGGCGCGCTCTTCGCCGATCCGAACATCGGACGGGAGGCGGTCTTTATCGCCGACGGCGGCGCGCCCGTGCTGGTGCGTGCCGTCGCCCGGCGCGCCGATGCCGTCTCCGACTTCGGCGATGCGCGGCTCTGGTCCGAGACCACGCGGATCGACCTGCGTGTAGCCGAGGTGGCGAACCCGCGTCCCGGCGACCGCATCGAGATCGACGGCGACGCCTTCCTCATTCAGGGCGAGCCTGTCCGCGACCGCGAGCGGCTGGTCTGGACCGTCGATCTGAGGCCCGCGTGAAACTGAAGCTCGACATCGATCCCGACATCGTCGCGATGATGGCGGCCGAAGTCGCGGCGGGCGAACGGGCTGTGACCGCCGCCATGCGCGAGGCCGGGACCGGGCTGAAGACGTCGTGGCGGTTGCAGATCACCGGCGCGGGGCTCGGCACACGGCTGGCCAATTCGATCCGAAGCCAGAACTTCCCGAGGTCGGGCGAGAGCCTGGACGCGGCGGCATTGGTCTGGTCCAAGGCCCCGGTCATCGTGGGCGCACACGACACCGGGCCGCTGATCCGCTCGAAAAACGGGTTCTGGCTGGCGATCCCGCTGCCCGCCGCAGGCAAGTCCCTGCGCGGCGGCCGCATCACCCCCGGCGAATGGGAACGGCGGCGCGGGCTGCGGCTGCGCTTCGTCTATCGCCGCACCGGGCCGAGCCTGCTGGTGGCGGAGGGGCGTCTGAACACGAAGGGCCAGGCGGTGGTGTCGCGCTCGAAGACCGGGCGCGGCAAGGTCACCGCGCCGATCTTCCTGCTGGTGCCGCAGGTCAAGCTGCCGAAGCGGCTGGACCTGGCGCGGGATGCAGACAGGGCGTTGGACGGTGTGCCGGGGCTGATCGTGGCGAATTGGGTGGAAGGGCGCTTGAGCTAGTCCAGCGCTTCAAAGTTTATCGCGCTGACGTCACCTAATCAGCAGATTGGTTTGCTCTGGAACGTCACCAAGGTGCCTCCGCAGAAGCGGCTGCAATGCAGCGCGGGACGGAATAAATGCCTCGTTGTAGTCGAAGTCGTGCCAATCAATGTCAGCCCGTGCGCCAAGACGATCTTGGTGCATCTTGTCCCGCACCTCTTTTACCCGGCGGACGTTTGCTTCAAGTTGCGCTGCACCGGCCGGGTCGAACTCATGGCAAAGTGCTTCAATCCAGTTGTTCGTGTTGACGCGAGCGCCTGTGGTGCCGTCGTCCCCAATTCCTGCAAGGTAATGGACCGATCCAAGGCCTTCGCAGACCGAAAACACCCCAACGCTGAACTCGAAGTTCATGATCTGGAAGTAGGGCTCGAACAGCACTGATCTGCCGGATACTCGCTCCCCATGCGGAACGATTAGGCCAGCCTTCATTTCAAGGCCGACCATGATGTGTTTCAGGTTAGACTTCAGCCTTCTCCTGACGTCTTGGTGAATGCCGGCCGGGACTGCCCTGATCAGCCAAGGAAGCCAAGCCGCGGATGTCGAAAGTGCATGAAAACCAGGCGGATTGGCTGGATAAAGATCAAGGTAGAACACTTTGAAGCCCCTCACTAATCCATTGGATTACAATCACGACGAATACACGACGATGACTAATGCTCACTAGCCCCCGCCAGAGTAGAAAATGCCCACCCCCCGCGAAACCATCCTCGCCGCGCTGCACGCGCGGCTCTCGGCGCTCCCCTCCACTACCCTGCGCGGCGAGGTGCTGCCCGAGCGCGTGCCGGCCGATGGCATGCTGATCCTGCGCGACGGCGAGCCTGGGGAGCCCGAGGTGACTCTGTCGCCGCTGGCCTACCACTACCAGCACCGCGCCGAGATCGAGGCGGTCGTGCAGGGCGCGGCGCGTGATGCTGATTTCGACACGCTGACCGCCAGCATCGGCGCAGCACTCGTCGCGGACCGCACGCTGGGCGGGCTCTGCGATTGGGTCGAGGCGGAAGCGCCACGGCCGGTCGATCTGCCGGTCGAGGGCGCGGCGAGCCTGAAGGCCGCCGTGATCCCGGTGGTGCTGCACTATTCCACGGCCGATCCGCTCGGCTGATCCCGACAACTCGAGGAGACGAACATGGCACGAGCCCAGGGGGCGCGGGCGCTGATGGCGCTTGCGTTCGAGATGACCTATGGAACGCCGCCCGTGAGCGGCTTCACCCGCATGCCTTTCGCCAGCACCTCACTCGGCGCGGAGCAGCCGCTGCTCAACTCGGAGCTGCTCGGCTACGGTCGCGATCCGCTGGCGCCGATCAAGGACGCGGTCACGGCCGACGGCGATGTCGTGGTGCCGCTCGACGCCGAGGCCTTTGGGTTCTGGCTGAAGGCGGCCTTTGGCACGCCCACGACCACCGGAGCGGAGGCCCCGTACACCCACGAGTTCCAGTCTGGGTCCTGGACGCTGCCCTCCATGTCGATCGAGACCGGCATGCCGGAGGTGCCGCGCTATGCGATGTATTCCGGCTGCGTGCTCGACCAGATCACCTGGCAGATGCAGCGTTCGGGCCTGCTGACCGCGACCGCGCGGCTGGTGGCGCAGGGCGAGACGGTCGGCACGACCACCAGCGCAGGCACACCCGCCGCGCTGGAGCTCAAGCGCTTCGGCCATTTCAACGGATCGATCACCAGGAATGGCTCCGCCCTCGGCAACGTAGTCTCGGCCGATATCACCTATGCGAACAACCTCGACCGGATCGAGACGATCCGGGCGGACGGCCGCATCGATGGGGCGGATCCATCCATTGCCGCGCTGACGGGCCGGATCGAGGTGCGGTTCGCCGATCAGACGCTGGTGACGCAGGCGATCAACGGCGAGGCCTGCGAGTTGGAATTCGCCTATGCGCTGCCCTCGGGTGAGAGTTTCACCTTCACCGTGCACGCCGTCTACCTGCCGCGTCCGCGCATCGAGATCTCCGGTCCGCAGGGCGTGCAGGCGACCTTCGACTGGCAGGCCGCTCGCGACAGCGTGGTCGGCCGGATGTGCTCCGCCACCCTTGTGAATGACGTGGAGACGTATTGATGCTGACGCTCGACCTGACCAACGCCCCGCGCTGGCATGACCTCGCGCCGGGTGTCCGGGTGCAGCTGCGCCCGTTGACCACCGCCCTGATGGTGGCAACACGCAGCGACCCGGCCGTCGAGGCCGTGCCCGAGGACGCCTCCGATGAAGAGCGCGCCGTCGCCTTCGCCAAGGCGCTCGCGCGACGGGCGGTGCTCGCCTGGGAGGGCATCGGCAACGCCGACGGCAATCCCATCGACCCGGGCCCCGAGGCCATCGACGCACTGCTCGATGTCTGGCCGATCTTCGAGGCCTTCCAGCTGACCTACGTCTCGAAGGGCCTGCTGCTGGAACAGGAAAAAAACGCCTCCGCGCCCTCGCCGAATGGTCCTTCGGCGGGGGCGAGCGCTACTGCGCAGCCTGCGCACCCTACGAGGGCCGCGAGCAAGCCTGCCCGGACTGCCCGGCGCGGTTGAACCGTCCGGAAACGCCGGAGGGTTGGCAGGTCTGGGACCTGGTCGGCCGCCTCGGCGGCCAGCTGCGCGTTCTGCCCGGCGCGGTGATCGGCTGGGACATGTCGGCGGCGCTCGCGCTCGGTGACGCGCTCGGCGTGCCGCCGCTCGCCATGGCCGAACTGCTGCCCGTCATCGAAGCGGTGATGGTCGCCCAACTCAACGAACAGATGGATCACTCCCATGGCGGAAAAACGAGTTAGCGTCCGCCTCGCGGCCGTGGGCGGACGGCAGGTGCGCGCCGAGCTGGAAGGCGTGGGCGAAGCCGGGTTGCGCGGCTTCGGGCGGCTCAGCCGCGAGATGGAAGCGGCGAACGCCCGGCTCGCGGCGTTCTCGCGGCGGGTACGGGTCGCGGCCGCCGCCGCCGTGGCCGCCGCTGCCGCCGCTGGCGTTGCGATGATCCGGTCCGGACTGCAGACGGTGGATGCACAGGCCAAGCTCGCCCAGTCCCTCGGCACCACGGTCGCCTCGATCCAGACGCTCGAGCGGGCGGGCGAGCTGGCGGGCGTTTCGATGTCCGGCATCGAGCAGGCCACCAAGGATCTGACGCGCCGCCTCAGCCAGGCGGCCGCCGGGACCGGTCCCGCGGCCGATGCGCTGGACCGGCTCGGGCTTTCCGCCACCGACCTGATTGCGCTGCCGCTGGACCAGCGCGTCGGTGCGATCAACGCCGCCATCGAGAGCTTCGTGCCCGCCGCAGAACGCGCCGCCGTGGCGGGGCAGCTTTTCGGCGAGGAAGGCTCCATCGCCATGAGCCGGATCGACACCGCGACGCTGCGCCAGGCGACCGAGGATGTCCTCGCCTTCGGGGTGGTCGTCTCCGAACAGGACGCCGACCAGATCGAGCGGACGAACGATGCGATCTCCCGGCTCGGTCTGATCTGGCGCGGGGTCTCGAACCAGCTCGCCGTCGCCGCGGCGCCTGCGCTGGAAGCTGTCGCCAACGCCATGGCGGCGGTGGCCAGTCGGACCGGTCCGCTTGGCATCGCGATCCGCGGCCTCTTCGACAACATCGGCCGCCTGACCACCTATGCCGCCACGTTCGCCGCCTTCCTCGCGGGCCGCTGGGTGGCGGGGATGGCCGCCGCCGTGCTCTCGGTCCGTGGCGTCGCCACGGCGCTGGTCGTCTTGCGCGGCGCGCTGATCCGGACCGGCATCGGCGCGCTGATCGTCGGCGCGGGCGAGCTGATCTACCAGTTCACCCGCCTCGTGTCGGGCGCGGGCGGGTTTGGCGAGGCCATGTCGCTCCTGAAGGATCTCGCGGTCGAGGTCTGGGAGCGGATCAGGATGGGCGCTGCTGCGGCGGGCGCAGCCGCCACGGCGATGTTCTTCGACCTGAAGGCGGACGCCGCGTCGGGCATGCAGAGCGCCATCGAGAGCGTGGTGGCCTTCGGCAACACCGCCGCGAACACCTTCGAAGGCGCCTACGAGGCGATCAAGGCGATCTGGGGTCTGCTGCCCGCCGCCATCGGTGATCTGGCGTTCCAGGCGGCCAACAGTCTGGTCGATGGTGTCGAGGCGATGCTGAACGGCGTGGTCTCGCGCATCAACGGCTTCATCGGCGGCATCAACCAGGGGCTCGAAGCTCTCGGGTCGGAGCGGCGCATCTCGCTGGTGCCAGACCTCGACCTCGGCGAGATCGAGAACCGCTTCGAGGGCGCGGCCAGTGCCGCCACCACGGCGGCACAGGCTGCCTTCGACCGGGCCTTCGAGGACAATCCGCTCACCGCGCCCGATCTCGGACTCACGGAGGCGGCGAACCGGGCACTCGAGTCCGCGAATGTCTACCGCGGCGCCGCGCGCGATCTGGCCGAAGGGGCTCGTGCCCCGCTGGAAAGCTGGCAGGCCCTGCGCGATGCGGTGCGGGGAACCGATGAGGCCAGTGCCGATGCGCTGACCGAGGCCACGGCCGCAGCGGAGCGCTTCGAGACCGCGCTCGACGGCGCCGGACGGGCCGCGACCGATGCTGGTGCCGCCGCGGGTGCTGCCGCAGCTGCAGCCGAGCCCAATGTGGAGACCGCGGTCACTGGTTGGCAGGCGGTCACCGCCGCGCTGTCGGACTACGCCAGCAAAGCCCGCGAGATCGGTGGCGATATCGGTCAGAGCCTCGTCGGCGCTTTCCAGTCGGCCGAGAACGCCGTGGGCGAGTTCGTGAAGACCGGCAAGCTGAACTTCCGCGAACTCGTTACCTCGCTGCTGGCCGATCTCGCCCAGCTCGCGGCGCGGCGGTTCATCCTCGGGCCGATCGCCAATGCGCTCTCCGGCGTGTTCTCAGGGGCGGGTGGCATCTTCGCCAACGTCCTGCATGCGGGCGGCATGGTCGGATCGGCCGGACCCTCGCGGATGGTCCCGGCCATGGCCTTCGCCGCCGCGCCACGGATGCATGCTGGCGGCATGGCAGGACTTCGCCACGACGAGGTGCCCGCGATCCTCCAGCGCGGCGAGCGGGTGCTGTCGCGGCGGGAGGCGCAGGCCTACGGCGCGGGCGGCGGCGTCAACGTCACCATCATGGCGCGCGACGCCGAGAGCTTCCGGCAGTCGCGGACGCAGGTCGCGGCCGACATCGCCCGTGCGGTCTCGCTCGGGCGGAGGGGCATGTGATGGCGTTTCACGAGGTGCGGTTCCCCGACAACATCAGCCGCGGCGCGCGGGGCGGGCCCGAGCGGCGCACCCAGATCGTCGAGCTCGCCTCTGGCGACGAGGAGCGCAACGCCAGCTGGGCCAATTCGCGCCGCCGCTATGACATCGCCTATGGCATCCGCCGCGCGGACGATCTCGCCGCCGTGGTGGCCTTCTTCGAGGCACGCAACGGACGGCTTCATGGTTTCCGCTTCAAGGACTGGGGCGACCACAAGTCCTGCCTGCCTTCGGGCACGCCGTCGCCCACGGATCAGTCGATCGGCGCTGGCGACGGCGCGACGACCGCTTTCCAACTGGTGAAGCGCTACGCCTCCGGCGCGCAAACCTGGACACGCGCCATAGCCAAACCGGTGACCGGAACCGTGCGCATCGCACTGGGTGGCGTCGAGCAGCTCTCCGGCTGGACCGTCGACACCACGACGGGTGTCGTCACCTTCAGCGCCGCGCCGGACGGTGGCGTCGCGATCACCTCTGGCTTCGAGTTCGACGTGCCCGTCCGCTTCGACACCGATGCGCTCGACGTGACGCTCGACCTCGAGCGGCTCGGCTCGATCACCTCCATTCCGCTTCTGGAACTGCGCCGATGAAGACTCTCGCTCCCGCCCTGCAGGCCCATCTTGACGAGGGGACGACGACGCTCGCGTGGTGCTGGCGGATCGCGCGCGCCGACGGCGTGAGCTTCGGCTTCACCGATCACGACCGGACACTCAGCTTCGACGGGACCGACTTCGAACCCGAGAGCGGACTCACTGCGTCCGAGGTCCGCTCGGGCTCGGACCTGTCGGTCGATGCGCAGGACGCCGAGGGCGTGCTGACCTCGGACCGGATCACCGAGACCGACATCCTCGACGGCCGCTGGGACAACGCCGTGGTCGAGGTCTGGCGGGTGAACTGGGCCGACACGAGCCAGCGCGTGCTGATGCGGCGCGGGGCCATCGGCCAGATCCGGCGCGGGCGCTTGGCCTTTGTCGCCGAGGTCCGCTCGCTCGCCCATGTGCTGGGCCAGACGGTCGGGCGGACCTTTCAGGCGACCTGTGACGCCGCGCTGGGCGACGCGCGCTGCGGCGTCGATCTGGAGGCTCCGGCCTTCAAAGGCACGGGCGCCGTCATCGATCTCCTGCGCGACCGCGCCTTCACCGCCTCGGGGCTCGGCGGGTTCGAGGCCGGCTGGTTCACTTTCGGCACGCTGGACTGGACGAGCGGCGCGAACGCGGGGCGGCGCACCGAGGTGCTGGGCCATGACGTCACAGACGGCATCGCTGTGCTGACCCTGCTCGAGGCGCCGGTCCGTGCCATCGACGAAGACGACGCGTTCACCATCCGCGCGGGCTGCGACAAACGGATCGAGACCTGCGGGGCGAAGTTCGCCAACACCGTCAACTTCCGCGGCTTCCCGCATATCCCCGGCCAGGATGCCGTGCTGCGCTACGCCACCAAGGATGGTGGCCACGAGGGAGGCGTCCTATGACGCAACCCCTCGCATTGGCTGACCCCGCGCGCGTCATCGCCATTGCGCGGTCCTGGCTCGGCACGCCGTACCACGACCAGGCCAGCCTGCGCAGCGTCGGCTGCGATTGCCTCGGGTTGGCACGGGGCGTCTGGCGCGAGGTCGTCGGCCCCGAGCCGTTCCCGATCCCGCCTTACAGCCGGGACTGGGGCGAGACCGGCCCGCGCGAGGTGCTGGCCGAGGGCGCGCGGCGCATGACGATCGAGGTGTCGCCTGCCGAGGCAGGTCCCGGCGCGCTGGTCCTCTTTCGCATGAAGCCCCGCGCCATTGCCAAGCATGTCGGCATCCTGACCGGGCCCGACACCTTCCTGCACGCCTACGAGCGGCTCGGCGTCATCGAGGAGCCGCTCACCCCATCCTGGCGGCGGCGCATCGCCTTCGCCTTCCTCTTCCCGCAACGCTGAGACCCCGACATGGCCACCCTCGTTCTCGGTGCGGCCGGCGCCGCCATTGGCGGCAGCATCGGCGGCGCGATCCTCGGCGTCAGCGCCGCGACCATCGGCGGGTTCATCGGCTCCAGCATCGGCTCTGTCGTCGACAGCTGGATCATCTCGTCGCTGGCGCCCACGCAGCGCATCGAGGGCGCACGGCTCGACACGCTGCGCATCACCTCGGCCACCGAGGGCGCGGTCATCCCGCGGCTCTATGGTCGCATGCGCATGGGCGGCAATATCATCTGGGCGACGGACTTCCGCGAGGAAACCAGGACCACGACGCAAGGCGGTGGCAAGGGCGGCGGGGGCGGCAAGGTCAAGACCACCGAGTATCTCTATTACGCCTCTTTCGCCGTGGCGCTCTGCGAGGGCCCGATCACCGGCATCGGCCGCATCTGGGCCGACGGCAAGCCGATGGACCTCACGAGCGTCACCTGGCGTTGGTATCCCGGCGACGAGAGCCAGACTGCCGATCCATTCATCGCGGCCAGGATGGGCGTGGACCACACCCCCGCCTATCGCGGCACCGCCTATGTGGTCTTCGAGGAGCTGGCGCTCTCGACCTATGGCAACCGGCTGCCGCAGCTCTCCTTCGAGGTCTTCCGGCCGCTCGCCGATCCCGACACCGCCGAGGGGCTGACGCAGGCGGTCACCATGATCCCGGCCTCGGGCGAGTTCACCTATGCCACGCAGGCGATCCGCAAGACCGATGGCGGCGCGACGGTGCCGGAGAACCTGAACGCGCTGGCCGATTCCACCGATATGGTGGAGGCGCTCGACCGGCTGCAGGCGATGGCGCCTGCGGTCGAGAGCGTCAGTCTCGTGGTGGCGTGGTTCGGCGACGATCTGCGCGCGGGCTCCTGCAAGGTGCGGCCGGGCGTCGAGGTCTCCGCCAAGGCGACCACGCCCGCCAGCTGGTCGGTCAACGGCGTCAGCCGCGCCAATGCCTTCCTCGTCAGCCGCGATGAGGAGGGCCGCCCGGTCTATGGCGGTACGCCGTCCGACTTCGCCGTGGTGCAGGCGATCCAGGAGATGAAGGCGCGTGGGCTGCGGGTGACCTTCTATCCGTTCATCCTGATGGATGTGCCGCCCGGCAACGCGCTGCCGAACCCATATTCCGACAACGCCGCAGAGACCGGCCAGCCCGCGTTCCCCTGGCGGGGGCGGATCACCTGTTCACCCGCGGCGGGGTTCGCCGGGACCGTGGACAAGACTGCCACGGCCGCAAGCCAGGTCGCGGCGCTGTTCGGCGCGGCGACGCCCGCGAGCTTCAGCGTCTCCGGCCAGTCGGTTTCGTGGACCGGGCCGTCCGGTGATTGGGGCCTGCGACGCATGGTGCTGCACTACGCCCATCTTTGCGCGGCGGCTGGCGGGGTGGACGCCTTCCTGATCGGGACCGAGATGCCCGGGCTGACGACGATCCGTTCGGGCGCCAGCACCTATCCGGCGGTGCAGGCCTATCGGGATCTGCTCGCGGATGTGCGCTCGATCCTCGGGTCGGGGACGAAGATCAGCTATGCCGCCGACTGGTCGGAGTATTTCGGGCACCAGCCGGGCGACGGCAGCGGTGACGTGTTCTTCCACCTCGACCCGCTCTGGGCGGATCCGGAGATCGATTTCGTCGGCATCGACAACTACATGCCGCTCTCGGACTGGCGCGACGGGTTCGAGCATCTCGACGCGGCCGAGGGTTGGCCCGCGATCTACGACCGGGCCTACCTGCAGGCGAACATCGCGGGCGGCGAAGGCTTCGACTGGTTCTATGCCAGCGCGGCTGACCGCACCGCGCAGGTCCGCACGCCGATCACGGATGGCGCGGCCGGCAAGCCGTGGGTCTTCCGCTACAAGGATCTGCGCGCCTGGTGGTCGAACCCGCACTACGACCGCCCCGGTGGGGTCGAGAGCGCGACGCCGACGGCATGGACGCCCGAGTCCAAGCCGATCTGGTTCACCGAGCTCGGTTGTCCGGCCATCGACCGGGGCACGAACCAGCCGAACGTCTTCTTCGACCCGAAGTCGTCCGAGAGCTTCACGCCGCATTTCTCGCGGGGCTGGCGGGACGACGCGATCCAGCGCGCCTATCTGGAGGCGACGTATCTCTGGTGGGGCGAGGCCGCAAACAACCCGGTGTCGTCGATCTACGGCGACCGGATGGTGCACGTTCCCGAATGCGCCGCCTGGACGTGGGACGCACGGCCATATCCGTTCTTCCCCGAGCTCACCGACGTCTGGACGGACGGGCCGAACTGGCGGCTCGGACACTGGCTGACCGGGCGGCTCGGCGCGGTGTCGCTGGCGGCCCTCGTGCGCCATCTCTGCCTGCGCGCGGGCCTGCCCGAGGACCGGATCGACGTCACTGGACTCTGGGGCGCGGTCGAGGGCTACGCCATCACCGCGCTGGAAAGTCCGCGCGCCTCCATCACCACGCTGGCCCGCCACTTCGGCTTCGACGCCGTCGAGACCGAGGGGGTGATCCGCTTCATCATGCGCGGGCGAGCCTCCGTAGCCACCCTTGCGCCCGACGATCTGGTCGCCGCCCGCGAGGGCGACGTGCTCGAACTGACCCGCGGCCAGGAGACCGAACTGCCGCAGGCGCTGAAGTGGCAGGTCGCGCGGGCCGACGAGGACTACGACGCGGCCCTCGTCGAAGCCCGGCGGATCACGGTGGACACGACCCGGATCGCCTCCGAGTCCTTCCCGATGGCCGTTCCGCCCGAGGAGGCCGAGCGCCGCTGCCGCCGCGCACTCATGGAGGCATGGGTGGGGCGCGAGACGGCGGCGTTCCGTCTGCCGCCCTCGCGCCTGGCGCTCGATCCGGCCGACGTGATCCGGCTCGAGCACGACGGGCGGCTGGTCGATCTGCGGCTCGTCTCCATCGCCGACGCCGAGGCGCGCGGGATCGAGGCGGTGCGCCAGGACCGGGCAACCTACGACCTGCCGCCCGGCGATCCTCGCGCAGCGTCGCTGACGCGGGCCGTCGTGTTCGGCGCGCCGGACGCGGAGCTGATGGACCTGCCGCAGCTGACCGAGGACCAGCCCGCGCATCGGCCGATGGTCGCCGCGCACGCGGTTCCGTGGCCTGGCGAGATGGCGGTGTTCCGCAGCCCCTCGACCGACGGATTTGAGTTGCTGACCACGTTCGACAGTCGCGCCCGGATCGGGGCGCTGGTCTCCGACTTCTTCGCGGGCCCCACGTCGCGCTTCGACCTCGGCAATGCGCTGGTGGTCGATCTGCTGACCGGGACGCTGGAAAGCGTCACCGACCTGACGCTGTTCGGCGGTGCGAACGCGCTGGCCATCGAGAGCGCGCCCGGCCTCTGGGAGATCGTGCAGGCGGGCGCGGCCGAGCTGCTGGCGCCGGGCCGCTACAGCCTGACGCGCCTGCTTCGCGGCCAGCGCGGCACCGAGGGTGCCATGGGCAACCCGGCGCCTGCGGGGGCGCGCGTCGTGGTGCTGGACGACAGCCTCGCGTCGCTGCCGATCGCCGAGGCCGATCTCGGCATCCCGTGGAACTGGCGCATCGGCCCGGCGAGCCGCCCCGTCAGCGACGAGACCTATGTGGCGCAGGCCTTCACGCCTGTGGGCGCCGGCCTGCGGCCGTTCTCGGTCGCCCATGTGGAGCAGCCGTGGCGTAGCCCACGCACGCCCGGCGATCTGACGATCCGCTGGACGCGCCGGTCGCGCGCACTCGCGGCCGACAGCTGGGGCGGGCTTGAGGTGCCACTGACCGAGGAACTGGAAGCCTACGAGGTGGAGATCCTCGACGGCGCTGCCGTGAAGCGGGTGCTGAGTACGACCACCACCAGTGCGGTCTACACCGCTGCCCAGCAGACCGCCGACTGGGGCGCGCCGCTCGCATCTGGCGACAGCCTCACCGTCCGCATCTACCAGCTCTCCGCCCTCGTCGGGCGGGGCGCGCCCAAGACCGTCACGCTCACGCTCTGAAAGCCAACCCATGTCCGACGCCACGACCCATCTCCTGTTGCCCTACATCCTCGCGGCGCAGGCCCAGAAGCACGTCACCCACAACGAGGCGCTGAGGATCCTCGACGGGCTCGTCCAGCTCTCGGTGCTCGACCGGGACCTGATGGAGCCGCCCGGCAGCCCTGCCGACGGCGACCGATACATCGTCGGCTCGGGCGCAACCGGCGACTGGGCAGGCTGGGATCTGAACGTCGCGCTCTGGACCGACGGAGCCTGGCTGCGCCTGCCGCCACGAACGGGCTGGCGGGCGTGGGTCGAGGACGAAGGATTGCTGCTGGTCTACGATGGCGCGGGCTGGGTCGGGACCACACCGGCGGCGCTGCAGAACATGGCGCTCCTCGGGCTCGGCACGACGGCGGACGCCTCGAACCCGTTCGCGGCCAAGCTGAACGCCGCGCTCTGGACGGCGAAGACTGCGGCCGAGGGCGGTACGGGCGATCTGTTCTACACCATGAACAAGGAGGCTGCGGGCGACGACCTCGGCCTGACGCTGCAGACCGGTTTCGTGACCAAGGCGCTGGTGGGGCTGTTCGGCTCCGACAGGTTTCGGCTCGCGGTCTCGGCCGATGGCAGCACCTTCTTCGACGGGCTCAGCGTCGACAACGCCACCGGCATCGTCGACCAGCCCCGGCTGCCGCGCTTCAAGGCGTACACGAACTACGACAACTACGTGGGGGTCGGGACCTGGACGAAGATTGGCCTCAACAACACCGACTATAACGATCAGGGCGCCTTCGATGCCGCGAACAACCGGTTCGTGGCCCCGGTCGACGGCACCTACCTCTTCGGCGCGACGCTCATGTACAAGGTCAACGCTAGTACCACCGCGCGCATGCGGGGGCGGCTCGTGCTGAACGGGACGACGGAGATCCGCGGCTCCTTCGGCGAAATCTCCGCCACCCACGTCTCGCTCGCCACCGCGATCTGGCTGCAGACCATGGTGCCGCTGACGGCGGGCGATACCGTCGAGCTGCAGGGGTATTTCCGGGTCGCGGACGGCTACTTCGCCGCTGATCACACGTCCTTCTGGGGCTGCAAGGTCGGCTGAGCGGCGAAAGGAGGATCCGATGACACCACCCCGATCCGAGGGCTTCGTGCGCATGCCCGACGCCGAGTTCGAGGCGATCCTGACGCGGGCGGCGGAGGAAGGCGCCAAGCGCGCGCTCGCCGATGTCGGGCTCGACGGCGACGAGGCCGCGCTCGACATCCGCGATCTGCGCTCGCTCGTCGACTGCATCCGGCTGGTCCGCCGCACCGCCATGCAGACCACCGTCCGCATGATCACCACCGGCGTCATGCTGGCGCTGCTCGCAGGCATCGCCATCAAGCTCAAGATCTTCGGCGGCGGCCCGTAGCCGCGCTCCATCCCCTTTCATCAGCCCGCAATGACCCGCCCTTCGAGGCGGGTTCTTTCGTTTCGGAGGACCCCATGACCACGACCTTCTACGACCATTGGCGGGAGGCGCCCGAGGGCACCTGGCGCTGGCCCAACTTCTCGCCCGCAGAAATCGCCTGCCGGGGCACCGGCAAGTTGATGATCAACGAACCGGCGCTCGACAAGCTGCAGGCGCTGCGCGACCGGCTGGGCAAGCCGCTGATCGTCCGCTCCGCCTATCGCAGCCCCGGGCACAACCGCGCCGTGGGCGGCGCGACCCGCTCCAAGCACCTCGACGGCGCCGCCTTCGATATCGCCATGACGAACCACGATCCCGTTGCCTTCGAGGCCGCGGCGCGCGAGGTCGGGTTCCTCGGCTTCGGCTTCTATCCGCGCTCCGGGTTCATCCATGTCGACCTCGGTCCCGCGCGCCAGTGGGGCGAGCGCTTCCTGGTCCGGGCGACGGCATTTGCAGCCGAGACGCCGCCCGCGCGCGAGGTGCTGGCTGACAGCCGCACCATGAAGGGTGGTGGCGCGGCGGGTGTCGCCACGCTGGGTGCGGCCGGGGTGGAGGTGGCGCAGAGCGTCCTGGCCGAGACTCAGACCGCCATCCTGCCACTCGTGCCGTATCTCGACACGCTCCGCTGGGTGTTCATCGCCGTGGCGCTCGGTGGCATCGCGGTCACGATCTACGCGCGGCTCGACGATTGGAAGCGGGGGCGGCGATGATCGCCGGTCTCCTCACCGGGATTGCCACGAGCCCCCAGATGCGGGCGGCGCTGCGCTACGGCGCCATCGTCCTCGCCGTGATCCTGTTTCTGCTTTCGCTTCGGCGCTCCGGCGAGCGCGCGGGACGCCTCGCAGAACGCCTCGAAACCTCGGAGAAGACCCATGACGTCCGACGCCGGATGCTGGAAGCGGCAGCTCGCCGCCCTCGCGATCGCGATGAGCTTGCTAAGCGGCTGCGCGACGGGCGGTTCTGATCTGCTGAGCGGCGCAGTGTGCCCACCCGTCGTTGAGTACAGCCGCGAGTTTCAACGGCGCGCGGCCGAGGAAGTCGGGTTGCTGCCGGACGGGTCGGCCATCGCCGAAATGCTCTCCGACTACTCCGTGATGCGGGAACAGGGCAGAAGCTGCCAGCGCTGACCGCGCATCCGTTGCATGCCTTCAGGGATCTCGCGCGCTAGCCCCAAGCCCGGACATGGAGAACAGGCGGCTGCAGCTTTTCTACCGGCGTCACGCTCGCAGTTCGTCCACCTCGCCGAAGCGGCGGGGCTTCGCCTTAGCCGGCTGGCTGCCATCATTTTCGGCAAGGCCCTCGATGATCGGGCAATCGGGCCGGTCATCGCCGTGGCAACGGTTAGCCAGGTTTTCCAGCGTCGCGATCATGGCCGCGATCTCGGCCTGCTTCTGTTTC